GTTGGGGTTCCAGACATCGAGGCGATGGGCGATGCTGGCGGCTAAAGTCATGTCACCTAACCATGAGTTGGAGCTGGTTTTGTGAAAGTTTGTTGACATCGCCGTGTACTCGAAGTCTTTCTTCGCAAGGGCAGCTTGACGGACTGCGTGCGTGTGAGAGAGCATGAGAGGGAGAGGTGGGAGGTTGCCCCACTTGTTCTGCTGAACCGGGTCGACATCGGGTATTGCGTAGTCGACATAAAGCCGAGCGATGTGTGAAGAATCGCAGACAGCTGGCATTGAATTGACCTTGTTGAGGTCGGCAGCGTAATTGTCTTCGTCTTTCTTTGTTAGCTTGTAGAGGTGTGAAAGCATTTGCCAGGTTTCTTTGCAGACAGTGTGGTGACGTTCGTTGTTGCGTACGCCGTATTTGGCTTTCTTCTTGTCAAACCACGCGGTGTGGCCATTTGTTAAAGCGAGCATACGGCTGACGGCTGTGCGGTAAAAAGGCACATGGCCGGCGAAGGAACGTCCGATCATGTCACCGCGGATTAGACGCTCGGGTGGCATGTTTGGTGGTGGATTCACGTAATAACCAAGGGTTGACATGGTCCGTTCGAGTTCTGGACCTAGAACGTACCCATTTTCAGTTGGCCAGAACTTTTGGGAGCAGAAAGAGCAGTCCCAGATAGGTTTGGCGCCGTCGTGCCAGACCATCTCAACTTCAAGCCCAAGTTTTTTCATGTATGAAGTGAAAACGGCGATGTTGAAATGGATGGAACGTGGAATGAAAATGAGGTTGTCGTCTCCGTATACGATGATGTAAACGCCGATGGTTTCGAAGAGCTGTTCGACGGTGCAGCCGATGGTTTTGGCCACACAGAATGTCACTGGCTCGCCCTGGTCGAGGCTGTTACCGCCGGTAGTGTCTTGTTTTCCAGACGTGACAGTGGCGTTGACGGAGTACTCGTTGCCGGATCGGGTTTTGCCATGGGTGCTCATGCCTTTCCGGAGCGCGCTGAGAAAACGTGAGTATTGGGCAGTTGTGCCTGAAATGGGAGTGTCGACGGCCTTTGAGTAATGGCGATGTTTGCGACGAAAGACCAGGTCGTGTTGGTTGCTGTCATACTTGACGAAATCACCCTCGGCTATGCAGTAATCGTTCTCGGACAAAATAGTGGTGACGAGAGATCCAATTTGTTCTGGTGTGGAACCGCCGGCGTAATAGATGCCCGGTCCATGGTGTTTCATTGGCCAGACGCGTTCGAGAAGTGCGCCTGTGGCTTTTGATGGTGGTCCTGTGACAACATTGGTCCAGATGGACTGTCCTTGAATGGCGCGTGGTGTGGCATCAATTTTGCGTGTTATTTCCATCTTGACAAATAGGTTGGAAGTGGTGTTTTCCCAGAGTGTGGTTGGTACCGTTCCTGCCTCGATCATGGCATAGCAGGTGCGGTATTCCTCCTTGACAGGCATGCTGTAGTCACGTCCTTCTAACCATGACTCGAAGTTGTAATCGGCAGGTTTCAGAGCGCCAGTCCAACCGGGCATGAACCAATCGTTGCATGCGTCCATGGTGTCCTCGTACTCCTCCCAGAGATTGATGTCGAAAGCATCAGTCGAACGAACTTGAACTTTGAC